ATGGTAAATTCATTTGATCCCATGTTTTACTGGTGTTCGCAATAGAGATATTCTTTTCCCGATCTTCTTCTTTCTCTCTGTGAATGGTACTTTGTATTTTCTGTCTGCGAGCCAGTCTATGTGTATCAGGCTCCTTGATCCAATCTTTCAGCGGGTATTTCTTGTTTGGGTCGGAGAATCCAACTTGTGACGTATCTGTGTTTTTCGATGGTGTCGGAATTACCGGCTCTTCTTTTTTATTGATGGTCTCTTTTGTTGGTTCTGGTAGTGGAGAAGCATCAGTTAAAGGTTGCTCACCACCCAAAAAGTATTCGTAGTATGTTCGCTTTTTTACGGCAATGTCTTTTGAGTTGTGTCCAACAGCAGCAATGGCCCCATCAAAATATTTTGAGCTGTCAAATGGCGTTCGGCACCTATCTTTAAAATATGCTACAGCAACCTTCGCACTTACTTCAAGATCAGTATTCAATACATTCGAGTTGTTTAGCAGATCAACCCCTGCCAAGCCACCATAACGACTATAATTTGCACGACCAGTCAATTGAATCAAGCCACGACCATAAAATTTACCACCATCGGCGTCTGTCTTGTTACCTAAAAAGTTGGCACCACGTCGAGTTGGGCCATAGAAGAATTCGAAGAACGTCTCTCGTGACATTCCCTTGCTGGGCGCTCTTGCATACTTCTCCACATCTGCATCACTAACCTTGAATATTTCTCTCATTCTAGTTGGTGAATAGTTGTATTGTTCATCCTGTGGAATCCATCCAGATTCTCCACCAACAATACCCAAGATCGATGCGACCGCATTCCTTTTTGTTATTCCAGCTGCCTTACATGCGGAAATAATTGATTTGATACCAGCTGATGCCCTATTTCGATCACCCTTCCACTCAGACGGTGGTACTGTGGGGATCTTACTTAGATCGTCATCTGTAATTGAGGTCGCTTGAGTCGGTGAAGCTACGGTAGCTGGCGCAGTTATGGGTTGCCCCGAACCATCTACAACGATGCCGCCAGATCCGCTTCTAACCGTCCCTGCAGGAATGTCATTAAATAAGAAATTATCGATTTCTGCTGCACTGCCTTCTGCCAATTGTGGTATGCCACCAATTGCGCCGAGCATGAATGGTTGTTGATATGAGTCGTCATTAAACGTCACAACAACCCATGTACCTTCAACAGGGCCAAGAGGTGCTTGTCCAACGCCACTCATTGCGGCGCTGTTTATTGCTTGAAGTGGATATGCCCAAGGTAAATCTTTTGTTGGCAGCTCAACTTTGTTGTCTGTGTGTATTCCGACAATTCGGCAGCGGCATCGACCCAAAAATAGAGGATCCATTCTGTCCTCTACAACACCATAAAACATCCATTTATTTCCAAATTTATTATGCATATTTTTCTTTCACACTTTCTTTGACCACTTGAACTATCATCTGATGTTTCTTTATCGTTATTCTGTGAAGTATTGACACAACGAAATATCGACCATTATATGTGTTATCCAATACTTTCCGCTTGGAATCACTGCTGATTATTTCCATACCGCCAATATTTAAATTAATCAGATCACCGACCTGCAAGTCTGTTCTACCATGTACTGTAATGTCGAGTTTAAATGCATTCAATTGAGCCAATAATGGTATTTTGTTTGTCAGAATTTTACCATAGTTATCTTCTTTTACGTCATTATGCACTTGAGGATATGTTGTTACAGTTGAAATTGCTGTTTGTTTCGACACCTGCAACTTGTTACTAGATATTGTGTTGTCGCCAAGATGATTCGTCTTTTTGAAATCATCATTGTAAATGTACGTTCTTTTTGTCAATGTTTTCAGTAACAGATTGTGATCCCACATTTGGTGTGAGTAAAATCCAGACTCAATTCTGTCGAGCATATCAAATCTGTTGTCCACCGCCAAATTAAAAATCTTTGTCAGCTCGGCAGACACATCACGAACAGATTCTCCTTCTCTTGGGTCTCGACTAGGATCGTTGTTATATTTGTACTCAATATTTGGTGTATTTTTTGCATCAAATATACTATTGACTGATTTGAACTTATACCCTTTGTTCGTCTCAAAAAATAAGAAATTACTACTTTTGAATGTATCGACTGTTTGCGCCCTTGATGCCAGATAATTAATACATTTAAATGGAGTCCAAAATGGGCTAACGAATTTTATGTTGTTGCTAGAAGTTTCGATCTCAAATTTCTTCTTTGTTGAAAGACCATCAGCACCCAAAATTCTCCTTATAATTGAATCGGGAGAACCTTGAAATGCTTTACTGATGCGGCGACTTAGATCAGTCATTGTTTCTGGTGTCACAAAATGTAAAGTAAATAACTGCTTGTGTGGGGAAGAAACTATAAAGTTAGATAGCTTATACACCACGAAGGTTTGAGCGACTTCTGCTGCAGCTGGAAGACCGGGAGTCTTAAATGTTATCTGAAGTGTCTCTTCTCCAATGATCGGGAACTCATGAATTAGATCATGAGTGTCAACTATAGTTATAGATCCTGACAGAGCAGCAGAATAGACATCTTCATAAATTTCTATTTCAGTAAAAATGTTAGAAATATCTAATGTATTGCCTTTAAAATTTGAAAGGATAAGTTTTGATATCTCTACGTCGCCACCAGCGGCAATTGAATTTTGATCCATGTTATTGTGAACTCAATAAAGCTTCTTCATATCTTTTGACGAATGTCCCAATCTGATCAGCTTTAATTAATCTGATTTTACGTTTTTTCTCGTTTTCGTTATCTTCATATTGAAAGTTGGTTATCGGGAGACCTTGCAAACCCTTCAATGGGGTTCTATTTTCACTACCCACATACTTAGTCCAGTACAAACTATTAATATCTTGTTGCGGGGTCAGTTCATCATAATCAACAGGTTCAAATGTACCATCATTGGCTGATGTGTGTGCAATTTGACATCTCCAATATGAGTCTGTAGGCACGTCATTGGTACTAACACTTTTTACAATTTCACCGATACTATACACTATTCCAATTTTCCATTCGCCACGATAAAATCCAAAATCTGCGTACTGAGAATATGACTTCCAAATTGGTTCTTCAGCTAAAATACCTGTTGGTTGAAACCCTTGTGAATTTGTGTAATCGTAATACAATTCATCAACAATATTACCATATGGATCTTCATAATGATGAATGTCATATACAGAATCAACTCCGTACTTCTCTTGGCAATGCTTGAACAGTAAATTGTAGCTGATTGGGAAATCGCCAATGTAATCAAACCTTCTATTGATCAGCATTATCACCCAGTTGTAATCCATTGTGTTGTAAAATTTATGTGATATGATTTCTGGAGTTTCACCATCTAGAATAGTGTAATCAAAAAATAGCTGTTTTCGCTCTTCTTCGCTGATTGAAAACTCCACACGAACCATAACATCAGGGATGATGACTGGTATTGAATTCTCACCACGAATTGCGAGGTCGTAATATATCTTAGGTAGTAGTTGTAAACTCATGGCGGTCAACCTGTATAATATTCGTCTTCAAAAGTGGGCGGTGCCTTGTGACTAGGTTTGTCATTAACTGCAGGTTTGGTTGGCTCTTCTAAACGATGCATGTCGTCATATGGACTATCTTTCATAGCTTCAATACGATCCTTTGTTAGTGGCTCAAGCTCCTTGAATCTCAACTGCAATCTAATTGATGTTGGGCACCCAATAAATTCTTCATTGTTTGGGCCATTACCAAATGATGACCAAACGTCATTAGGGGTATAATTGACATCCATACCAACCAATGCACATGTCGATAAGCCACCAATAAAATTGTTTTCACCATCACCCGAGTAAAATGAAATTTCGAATTCAGACGGGAATATCAAATACTGAGCTGCACTTTTTTCAGGGTGCATATGATATCTAAATGTGTCTATGATATTCAACACATTTTTTGCCTCATCGCCAGACTTAGGTGACATAAGGAAATCAAAATTAAATTCTCTAAAATCGATTCCAGTAAAAGATTGTTCTGCATTCGGATTAGTAATTTTTCCGGCAGCCCTTTTACCTACACCACCAAGCGCATTTGAAACCACACCTTGGACAGCCTTAATTGCTACATTTTTACCAAAATTCCCCATTTTGCTCAATGCCTGGCCGCCACTCTGTGATGCTTCCGCCATCAAGTTCATTAAAGTGCCTGGTTGAATCTCCTCATATTGAGCACTATATGTTTCAGACCAAGAATTTGGCATATATAAAGCAATTGCTGATTTTAATTGTGTGTAGCCCGGTGCTATGTCAATAGGGCCGAGGCTCCCAAAACCTTTATCGTTTGCAACTTGAGCAACAACACCACTAATTCTATCAGTTTTTTGAGGAGTGTATGTCCCCTCTCCACCTTCCTTTGTCTTTTGTTTTGCAATCTTAGAGTGACTTGGCACATTGATGAAGAACATCACCATGTGTTTATACCCGTCTTGATCCAAATTTAGCGGATACTGAAGGCTATCGATATCATATGATTGTGATTCATTTATGCCTAATCTATTAACGGTTACCATATTTGGCCTGATAAATATATAAGAGTATTTGATTGATTATTTATCATCGATTTTGAGGAAACATGGCAAAATATTTACAGGGAAAGTACATACCTAAACACCCAGAAAAGTATATTGGAGACGTGAAAAATGTGTTTTTCCGGAGTTCATGGGAACGAAAATTGATGATATACTTGGATGAGAATCCAGCTATCTTAAAATGGGGTAGTGAAGAATTGATAATACCATATAGGTCACCTGTTGATGGTAAAAATCATCGATATTTTCCTGATATGGTAGTGATGTATAAAACGAAGAATGATGAAATCAAACATGCTGTAATCGAAGTTAAACCATTGGCACAAACGAAACCACCGAAAGCAACAATGACTGGTAAAAACACTAAAAGGTTCATTAAAGAAACGATCACATATGCAGTCAACTCTGCAAAATGGACGGCGGCGACTGCATGGTGCAAACACAACAATTTTGACTTCATTATCTTGACAGAAGTGGAACTGAAAGTTTAGTATGGTACAACAAATCAAAGCGGCGCAATTGAGGCAAGTTCGTGATTTAAAAGACTATGCTCAAATCATCAAAAATGATCCCAATTACACACCAAAGCGATCATATGATTGGTTCAGACGTCAGGTAGTACAGCTTGGGACAATCAACACAAAAAGATTCACAAAGAGAGCGCAACCAACAATATTGCTACCTGGAAACTTCTACATTTTTCATTATGACGCCAAACATAAAGACACATTACCTTACTGGGACAGATTTCCATTGGTTGTGCCATTTAACAAAGATCATGAGGGGTTCATTGGATTGAATTTACACTATCTTCACCCTAGACTCAGACTACTTATTCTGACAAAGTTGGATAGATATAAAGTGATGGGGAAAGATAATCAGCATAAATTACTATTGATGTGGGATTTTCTAAAGAATGCAGCCAAATATCCTGAAGTTGCACCATGTGTTAAACGGTACTTGTATGCACATATGAGTTCCAAGTTAATCAGAGTGGATGAAGAGGATTGGGTCATTATGTCACAACTTCCAACAGAATCATTTGTTGGGTCAAAATCAACACAGGTATGGACAGAGAGTCGAAAGGCAATGGGTATATAAATGATAGGTAATGTATTCAACAGTCAAAAAGGTTCGGGCATACCTGATGTAAATATCAACTCAAAAGCATTTGATGAGTTGTCGATTGTCAAGAGATTTTACGATCAAGCTAAAGCGGCGGCAGAGGACTTGAAACGAGTTGTGACATTACCACCGGTTGTTCCTTTTGCCAGAAGCACAACATTCTCAAATAGCATGACAGAGGGGCAAAGTGCAATGTCCCAATTTGCTGCCCAGATTAGTAGTGAATCTGGCTTAGCAAAACCCAGTTGGTTCAAAGTTGTAATTACAAGGGCAGGGCATCCTACAGAATCGAGATTCGCATCTCTATTTTGTGACACGGCCCAGTTTCCTTCACACAACATTTCAACATCGGGCCTAAGAACATACGGCCCCCCAATTCAACTACCTTATTTGAGAGAATACGAACCTGTTCAATTAAGTTTCTTAGTTGATACAAATATGAGAATTATGGGATTCTTCAATTCTTGGATGAACTCGATAGTTGATGACAGTAATTTGGGGTCTAACGATGTTGGGTTCTCAGAAGACTATGTGGCTGACATAACCATATACCAATTGTCCCCAATAAAAGCAGATGATGTATATTCAGTTAAGCTAATCAATGCATATCCTAAATTAATAAATCAATTGGATCTCAGTTATCAAAGCCAAAATGAGTTTCATAGACTACAAGTTCAATTCGTTTATGAGAAGATTGTGGTATCAACTGTTTCGATAGACACCGAAAGAGAAGTTACAACAAATGATCCATCTGCACTGATGCGAGCAATGACTAAGTCTAACTCATCTGCTAAACCAAACATAAACACAGAGAACGATCCTTTTGGGTCTAGTATTGACCTCCTGCAGGCTGAGGCCAACGCTGTCAGGGATAGATTTTTAAAACAAGCTCAGACTATAGGTGAGGCAGTGACAACCAGTGCTAGTTCGTTGTTCTCACCGGAGACGAGTTCTTCAGTAACATCAACTTGATTTTTGAACCTTAGTATGGAGACATAATTATGAAATTTTCATCAATACCAACATATGAATTGAATTTACCATCAAACAACAAGAAAATAAAATA